ATGCACACAAAGACTGTTGATTTGGGCAAGAAGGGCAGTTTTGAGGAGAAACCCGGCGCTCTGCACGCGATGCTGCATGTGCCGGAGGGCGAAAAGATACCGGCTGGCAAACTCGCGCCGCATCCGGGCGATTCGCCGCTGTTGCGGAGACGTAAAGCAAGCGCCAAAGGCTTCAAGGCGATGCACCACGGAAGCTAATGCCTGACACGACGCTGAACCCTCCCGATACCGAGCAGGACGAGCAAGTAGAAGCTGGTCCGCGCCTTAGTCCATTGTCATTTCCAGAAGGCTACGTTCCCGGCAAGATCGCGCCGTGGATGTGCTCGCCCGAGCCTATTTACGGCCCTGATGAACTGGGTGAGTACGTCTCCGCAATCGACCAGATGACACAGAACGTGAATCGGTGTGACGCGGCGGCGCGTATCTGGGAAGTGTTGCAGGCGTGGGAGATGCGTCTATTCCGCAGAAATTACCAGTTCCTGAATGTTGGCTGGAAGGGCTGGGGGATGTTCGGCGGATCGTCTGGCACGAGCGGTGCGGCTTCGATCATGGCCGCTGGTAACGCAATGAAGCTATTTTCGTGCAACGTCTTTGGGGCGCGGCACAAGAAGATTACTGCGCTGTTGAGCCGCGAAGTACCCGGAACGACGGTTGCGCCGGTTGATGACGAAGACCCCATGGATCAGGCGGCGGCGGAAGAGGCTGAGAAGTTCCTGGAAGTGTTCATTCATCAGGCGAATCTAAAGTCAGTGGTCAAGAAAGCCGCTGGATATTTCTGTACTGATGATCGCGTGGGTTTCCTGACCTACACGGTCGCGGACCAGACAAGATGGGGCACGGAATTACCGAATCGACAGGAGCCTGTTTATGGTGCGCCAGAGGCGGAAGGAGTTACCCCAGAGACGGAGTTGGCTGGCGGCGAGGATGAGACGCAAGAGAACAATGCGCCTGCTATGGGAACAGAAAGCGGTGAATCACCGGCCCGCCGTGAAGTAACCTTTGTCGGAGGAAAACTTGAATGGAAAGTCCCGCTCATGGCCGACGAAGAGGAGGAGATGGGCTGGTGCCGCTATCAGCACGAAGTAGGGGTCAACAAGCTCAAAGCTCAGTACCCGTGGATCAGGGACAAGATCGCGGCAGGCGGGAATGTCGGCGGCATGGACCAGATCGACCGGCTGGCGCGCATCAACGTGCGGCTGGCTGTCCAAGCGAGTTCTTCAAGCGGAGAAGCGTACAAGAACGACGGCACCGAATCAGTGACGTTCTTCCGTCCCAGCGAGTACGAGGGCATTGAGGACGATGAAATCAGGGATTTGTTTAATGAAACTTTCCCCGACGGCTTGGAAGTATGGCACGCCGGCGGGAATCTGGCATTTATCCGCAACGCTCGGATGTCAAAGCATGTGAAGTTCATCCATCCCGGACCCGGCGATGGGCAGAACCGCGAAGCATTACTGACCAATTATTTGCCCTTGCAGAAGGTGCTCAATGCCAACATCAGTCTCATTGATCGTTACTTCCGTTCTGCGGTTCCACGACGGTTTGCACGTGAACCCTTTATCGATACGCAACTCCTTAATTCGCAATCTAACGATCCCGCAAAAGTCACTCCCGTTTACATCGACGAAGGAAGCCCGCTCAAAATCCCCGATCTTACCGGCGTGGAAAATGTACCGGTGCCCAACAATGCGATATTTGAGTTCGTCCAGTGGCTTATCTCCGGTGGGCCCGAGGCGATGGATGGCGGCTCTCCAGCGGCCTTTGGTGAGGCGGATGGTTCGGAGGATCAGGGCGTCTTCAAGACGACGCGGCTGAAACGGGATCAGGCTCTACAGGTCTTTTCGATGCCCTGGGGCGCACTCTGTGAGGGTGTTTGCACCATTTCACAACAGGCCGTTGAATCGGCGGCGGAGAATAGGATTGCGGATTTTTCAGCATCGCTTCCGGGACAGAAGAAGCTCAAAATCGAGCTATCGAAGCTGCAAGGCAATGTTCTGGTACAGCCGGAATCGCTTGAAATCCCTCAAACCATGGCTGAGCAGGAAGAGCAGATGGCGGGACTACTCGAACAGAGCGGAAACGTAGCTTTGTACCAGCAGATCATGATGGACCCGCGCAACGTCTCTACGTTCATGCAAATGCCAACACTTTCCAAGCTCGAAAGCCCGATCAAGGACGCGGTAGAGGATCAGCAGGGCGAGTTCGAGATTCTGATGAGGTCCGGACCGATCCCGAATCCGCAATTGCAACCGTTGGTTGACCAGCTAAAGGCAATCATGGCGCAGGTTTCCGAGGGTCAGACTCATCCCGAAGCGCAGACGCCAGAGGGCCAGCAGGCGATGCAGGCGCTCCAACAGCAAGGGACTCAGTTACAGCAGCAGATTCAGCAAATGCCGCCCGAGGTATCGACCGTGCCCGTGGCTCAAAATACCAGCGACAATCACATGATCCACGCGGCGATCACGCTCGGAATGTTGAATTCACCAACTGGCAGAAAGCTGAAATACGGTGACGATGAGCAGAAAGCGATCTACCAGAACCTCATGCTGCACTGGGAAGAGCACATGCAGATGCTGAAACAGTTGCAGCCGCCAAAGGAGATGGAGTTCAAGGGGTCTGTGACGGTCGATCCGTCGAAGTATCCACCGCAGGCGCAGGCAGCGTTCTTTGAGGCGATGGGGTTGCAAGTTCCTCCCTATGCGCTTCAACCCGAGGATCAGACACACGAAATTACGCAGGAAAAAGAGGGCGTGGACGCACAGGGCGTTCCAGTAAAGCAAAAGGTTTCGATTGTTGGTAAGCCGTTGACGTAGCGGCGGTTGTAAAAAAGGAGAATTGAGACATGCCAGACGAAGCAGTACTGGACGTTGAGGAGACACTAGATGCTGGCGGTACCGCAGGGGATAGTGGACAGGATCAATCGGCTGAATCGGGCGCTTCTTCGGCAGATCGCACCGAAGAAGACCCTTATTCCTCGAAAGCCAGCCGCGAATACTCGCAATGGCTCAAAGGATTACGGGAATCCGGCGATCCGAACGCAGAAAAGTTTGCCAGACTCGCCAAAAACAACCACGGTTCCATGTTCGCCCTGCACCAGCTTGACCCCAAGGGCATTGAGGGTGTCAGGGAGCGGTACGCATTGCTCGATTCCGTCATCCACAACGACCCGGAACGGGGAGAACTGAAGGGCGCAGAGGCCATTGCAGCCCTACAGGACTCGGTACGCGAAATCGGAGAGATTGACGCGCGGATCGTGGCTGGGGACGCGGAAGCCCTCAACTCTTTCGATGATGAGATGAAGGCCGGGATCGTCAAGATGACCCCGGCGATCCTCGACATGGCAAAGACAATGGACCCGGAGGGCTACGCCTCTGCGGTCCTGCCTCACTTCGTAGAGGCTCTGAAAAGCTCCGATCTTGTGTCGAGCTACAACGCAATGGTGGACGTTCTTGAGGAAAAGCCCCCAGCGTGGCTGACAGAACAGCAGAAACAGGCTTGGCAGGCGGACCAGCAAAGAAAGGTCGTTTCACTCGCGGCCAATATGGGCGCGTGGCTTAACGCCCAGGCTCGCAAGGCGGCGGAACTTCCAACTGGTAAAAATGTTCCACGTGGAACAAACGGACAACCGCCTAAAGACTCACTCTCGGAACGCGAAGCGAAATTTAACGAGCGTGAGCAGGAAGCGCACTGGAACACTAATATCTCGCCCAAGCTCGATCAGCACGCCTCGGCTGAGTTCCAGAAGCTATTTGCGCCCTACGCGAAACGGCTTAATCTGGACGCGCCCACGGCCAATGCACTCAAGATGGAGTTCTCCAAGCGCGTAGCCTCGGCAGCGGCCAAGGACGCGAACTACATGGGCCAGATCAAGCGTTACAGGGCCATGCGTAACCCCGATCCGGGGACCGTGCTCAACTTCGCCAAAGTCAACTTCGACAAGCACGCAAAGACGGTCATGGAGTCCTTGGTCAATGAGCGGTATAAGCCGTTTTTGAACGCGAAGCCGCGAGGTGCAGCGCCGACGAACGGGAGTTCTCCGGCTCCAGCAAAGGGTATCCAGATGGTAACGGTCAGGCCCAAGGATTCGGACATCGACCATCGAAACCGGACGCTCGACCAGATTCACAAGAAGATTTTCCCGTTGAGGAACGGGAAGGTGGTTCAGTTGCAGGCTTGACAAGATGGTGTATTATTTTTGGTAGCAAGATTCGCGCCGGGAAAGCCGGGATACAAATTAAAGCGTAAGAGCTACTGCGAATCCACTGAATGAGACACGCAGCAGGGGTGCGTTCCACCGCCTGACTTCATTTCAGAGGGATTCCAATGGCTTTAGCCACAGAACTAGCAGTAGAAGCGATTGAGCTTGAGTCGTTTGTGGAGGAGATTCCAGACCTCCAGGCGCACTTCGACAAGCTCCAGACGCGCCTTGAAAAAGGCGGCAAGAAAATCCAATGTAGCTTCAACACCAACCGTGGCGGCACCTCGCGCGCCCCGTTCTGGGCAGGCACCCGCGTGCAGGGCGGCGCTGGTATCCAGCAGTTCGGCCTCGGTACCTCGGCACCCATCGGCGGCGATACCTCCTCGGCTCCGTATGTTCCAGCCTGGGGACGCGGCACCGGCTCACAGTTCGTTTCGATGTGTGCCAGCCCGATCCGCTTCGTCAATATCTGCGAAATCTCAAACCTTGCCCAATATGCCACGGACGGCAAGGAACGCGGGCTGGTCAAGTTCAGCCGCGAAGAGATGGACAAGAGCCTTCTGGCCTTTGATAACGGCGTGGAAGCGGTTCTGAACCGCGACGGCTCCGGCACCATCGACCAGATTCCGCTTTCAGCAACCATCACCACTGGCGGTTCAGGAGCGCAAACCTCGATCATCGCCGGAATCAACACCGCAGCTTCGTTTGTCGATCAGCAACAGGTTCAGTTCCTATCTGCGGTCGGTGGGACGCTCAGAGGCGGCGCTGGGGCGACGGCCACCATCTCCTACGTCGATCCGGTCACCCAGACGCTGTTCTTCTCAACCTCTCTTCCTTCCGGGACCGCAGTAGGTGACATCATCGTCGTCAACGGCGCAACCGGGTCTGCTGGTTCCAGCGTCTACGGCAAGGATTACTGGATTCAGAACGGCAACATCGGGACATTTGGCGGCGTCAACATCGCCACTTACCCCAGCCGGTTCTCTTCGCCAACCATCAACTTCGGGGGCACCGGAACCATCGTCAATTCGACCGCGCAGCGCGTGCAAAGCATTCGCATGAGGGCGATGGGCGACGACTACGACAAGAACGAGAAGTGCTTCTGGTATGCCAACCCACAGCAGGGCGTGGCGCTTGCGGGGAACTACTACGTCCCCGGCTACACCCGCCTGGACGAGGGTGGCAACGAGCGCGTGCCTGACGTGGCCAAGAAGCAGATGCAGGACACCTGGGCCGGTGATGAGGTTGTGTGGTCCTCGACCGCAGAACCAAGCCGCATGGACAGGATCGTGCCGGACGCCTTCTATTTTGGCGAGTTGTTCCCGACGCGCCTGCATGAGTGGACCCCCGGAAACCCGATTGCAGCCGTCCCGACAAACGACGGGAGCGGCGCATCAAACGCAATCGGAACGACTTATTACGATTCAACCATGTTCGCGTATGAAAGGGCGTTCAACTTGCTCTGCCCTGAGATGCGCCAGCAGTTCTTCTTCCAGGGCTTGCCGGTGCCAGCCGACTCGTAGCCTCTAACCCCGTGGGCGGCGGGTAATCCGCCCGGATGTATGGAGACAGAGACATGGAGACATTTCCGCGTAAGCCGGTTCTCGACCGCATCATTGTGCGCGAGATACCGATTGCCGAGTATTACGAGCAGCCGAAAGAGGGGGAAGTTGGTTATGTTCCCCTCGGCGGCGGTGAGATTGGCGCTTCCAGCTTCAAGGAGAAGTCTGATCGTGGTGTGGTCGTAGCCGTGAGCGACAAGGTTGATGACGTTCACGTTGGAGATACGGTTTTCTTTGATGAGTTCGCCATGTGCGATCCGGTTTTCCTCAATCCCGCACATAAGAACCGCAGCGATTTGCCGATCTACTGGCAGATGCGTGTCGCGGATTTGAAGGGCGTGCAAAATCCAGAAGCCGCTGTAGAAGCATGGGAGGCAGAGCGAAGGGCGTGCAAAATCCAGAAAGAAGCATGGGAGGCAGAGCAGATGCTCACCCATGCGTGATTGCCCTCAATGGTTCCAAGACGCCCTTACCCGCATCGGCGGCGTGAACCAATACGGCGAACCGATCTTCAAACTCGTCTGGTCTGAGAGCGAGCGTATGGTTATCGGCGGTCGCTGGAAAGACGGATTCGAGGGCTACAAATATGCTCCATTGGTCCCCGGCGAGCCTTGCTG